CCTCGGTGTTGAATCCAAGTTTGTCATAATTCAGTTGCACGGCCTTTTCAATCCACTTCTTTATGCCGTCTCGGTCAGGGAATAGCTGAATGCGTCGGCCGTCATCCATGAGCGGCTTGAGCTTTTCACGTGTGATGTTGTAGAGCCCACCGCAGGCCATCCATATCTGAGCGGCATTGTTGCCGTAGGCTATGGCCATCAGGACTGCCGTCTTCTCGCTCTCCACGATGTTGATGGTGGCATTCGGCCATGCTTTCATCAAGTGCTGTCCGAACAGGCATTGCTTAACCTCCATCTTCTCGTCGTCAAACTCGGGGAACTTATCCGAGCGGAAAAGAGCAGAATGAATCCAGTCGAAGCCATATTCAGACTCTTTGTCTCGATGCCCTGCCTTCGGGTGGTCAACTGGATAGTATTTCATCATCTTTCCTGTGCGGACTCTCTGTTTTTCATCAATCTGCCAGAATATAGTGTGTCCTTTCTTCGAGTGCCCGATGCAATAAGCCGCGAGTGTGTTTCCTATCCTGCCATACTGAGCACCGTCCCATGGAAGCGACCATATCCAGTCCACAAGGTTGTCATGCTCGTAGCGGATTCTTTCAACCACATATTCAAATGGCACCTCCAGCACCGGCAGCGGTTCAGGATCCTTTCGCACTGGCGGAGTGTAGTTCAATGGAACGTCGTCAACGGGAATGCCATAGTGCTGACCGAGCCATCGGATAGCATCAATAAACGACATGTGTTCATGTTCCATCAGGAACTTCACCGCATCGCCTTTGGCTTCGCAGGCAAAGCACTTGTAGCAGTTTCCTTTCGGATAGACTATGAATGAACCCATGTGCCTGTCCTCGTGAAATGGGCAAAGTCCCATGTACCTAACGCCTGTCTTCTTCAGCGTCACGAATTGGCTCACAACGTCCACGATGTCCGCAGCGTCAAGTATTCGCCTGATTGTTATGTCCTCGATTTTGCTCATATCGTATAAGGTTTAATCTTTTATACTATGAAAGGTAGTAGCTTTATTACTAATGAAGGCATCACCTTTTATAGTAATGAAGTTTTTCGCCCGCCGCCGCGATTTTATCAAGCGCGAACATTGGATGTAAAATGCGCGTGTGCGCGCGTCGCCCGCTTGCACTGGTATCCCTCCACACCCCTAAATATATAAATATATATTTAAGGGGGTGTGGGGGTACGGGGCTATGCGGTGGGAGTTGACTTAGAATGGGTCTTCTTCGTTTTCGTTTGGTTTCTCGAATGGCAAGTCTTGCGCTCCATCATCTGGCAAAGGTTTTAATCCGTTATAGTGGTATTTTTTATTCGGACCTTTGTATATGATGCCAGCCTCCATGCCCGTGTTGAACAATTCACTGATTTTGCGGTTTGAAGTGATATGTCCCTGCGTTCGGATGTGGCGTTCAAGCTCTGTGTAAGTTGTGCCTGAAGCAGTCCAGTTGTACGTCTTGAATAGTTCGTCACATTCCTTCAGCTCGTTTGCACGCTTATTATCAATTACTGCCGCTCCTGTGTCTTCAATTTCGATAGGTTGTCCCCACCCTCCGATATTGTTCTCATAGCGAAATAGCCAGTCTTCAACATCACGGCCACGAGCCTTTACTTGTTTCACGCGGAAATAGATGTCTGGTAGTCCTGGCTTGCGGTCACTTTCTTTCAGGTCTGCTTGCTTCACCTTTACCACTGTGAATATCTCGCTGACCTTGCGTTGAGTAATTGATCCAAGCGTACCGACCAGCTTATCCACAAGCGGATTTTCGTGCAGCACTGCCCAAAGGCTTGCATCGTACTCTGTGGCTGCCATCATGCACTTTCGGACGATTGGTTGGCACTCCTTTTGGTCGTTGTAGTCCTCTACGATGTCGAGCATACCGTCAAGAAAGATGTCAGTCGGTTTTATCAGGTGTATGGCAGACAGAATTTTCTTCCACCTATCCACAGCCAACTCCGTATCTCGCAGTCGCAAGATAAAGAATTGTTCCTTTGCCTTGCTGCTTGGAATGCCTGACATTGAGCAGACGCGGTTCTTGAATGCTATGGTATCGTCTTCGCCTTGCTCTGTGTCAATATGAAGCAAGCGCGTCGGTATCTTCTGCTCCGTAACCTCACCCGTTTGCTTGTCTTTCACCTTGTGATTGACCTCACGACCTTGCAAGTTACAGAATCGACCCGAAAGCGTTGCAGCCTCCAGTTGTGCCATGAGTCCTGTTTTGCCGTTGCCAGGCTTGCCTGAAACGATGTGCAACTCACCAACGTCTGCGAATGGAATGCCGTTTCGCTCAAGCGTGTATCTTGGCGGTCTGTACGGCTTGTCGAAGTCAAGCATGTCTTCGCTGACATCCACGCCGTACCATTTATCCCCAGCCAGGAACGTCGGCACCTGTTCACCATCGCCTATTGGTGGTACATTTTTTTTCTCTTCTGTCTCTGTCATAGTTCCTTATATCTATAAGATCTTCCATTTGAATCTTGTCTTCCGTTATGTATATACTCCCAAATGTCATTTTGTCCAGTCGCATCCATGGCTTCCCTTGCTGATTGGAATGAAGCAATGACTACTCCGTCGTGAATGACCTCAACTGCTCTGCGATTCCTTCCCCCTCTGTTCTCAATGTCATCAAGTCCACACTGCTTTAATCTTTTGCGTGCTTCCTGACGCTCTTGTTCGTCAAACTCAATGCCCAAATCCTTAGCAATACGTTTAATAGTCTCACGTTTAACTCCACTTGCTTCTTCAATAACTCCTACGGTCGAAATGGGGAACATAGCCAGAGCCTTCGCCATAGCGTCCATATAACGATCAAGATCTATATCCGTTCTTTGTCTTTCTATAATATCTTCAAGAATCTCAATACGATTCAATAGGTATTGTCTTTCTGTATGCGCCAATTCTAATTCTTGATGCAGTAAAGCATTTTCATGTTTAAGGTTGGAATTTGCACAAAGCCACTGACTATTCCTTTCTATCGATTCTTCAAGGACTGAAAGGATATGCTCGCGCTTAGCAATCTCATCTTCAAGATGGTCAAGAATTGGATGACGCTTTTTCTTCCCATCCTTCTCGTCTTTTTCTTCATTCTTCTTCATAGTTCTTTTAATCATTTTGGTTTGCAAAATAAAAGCCTGACATCGCAAAACCCTGTCAGGCACTCCGGCGCGGTGCTCATTATCCCCAAATAGTACCATAGTCTTATACTACCTTCGCTTGCTGATTGTGTAATAGAAAAGCAGCGCATCTCCCGACGGGCTGCTGTAATCAATATTTATCAATCCGAGTTGCTGGCGTATGCCTCACGGCAAGATAAACCGCCATATAAATTAATTAACCTATACAAACTTGCGGAAGGTGAAGGATTCGAACCTCCGAGCCGTTTCCGGCTGTCACGTTAGCAATGTGATGGTTTCAGCCACTCACCCAACCTTCCAATGTGTACGTCGATTCACAGGCTCAACGTACAAAGCCTCTGTACGCATCCTGCTATGAGCAGAATGCCATTATCTATATCAATGTATATGTTTCAATTTTAATATCACTACCATATACCCAGCTCACACTTGGGGTCACGCCCCGTTGGTCGTCCATTGTTGCGGTTGCTCTCACTACTGTCAGGATGACTCACGTCCGCCTGCCCGCTCGGATACACCTTTAACAGTGCATTGCCTCTCGTCCCACTATGTATTTGTTTCGGCTGCTTCCCGCGTTATTGCAGCGTTCCGTTTGATGGCTCTCGAAGAGTTCCCCGTGTGGTTTCTGAGTGACCAGTTCTGCTGGTTGTTATAGCTATGTGGCGGTGCTGGTTCCAATGATCCGGCCTTATGGCTTCAGCTTATCAGCATTTGTACCCGCGCTCTTTCCCTTTTCTGCGCTTTTGGGATGCCACCGCCTGTGTGGGCCTCTCGCAACGTATGTTGCCTCCCGCCCACTTGGGTCTGACCAAACACCTGTATCTTTTAGAAGGTCAAGTTATCCGACGATTCTGCCGGCCTCTGATTTGTTAAATTACCTGCTGTCGTGTCAGTTGCTTCACTGGCGGGCTTGTCATCTGTAGTCAAGACTTCCATCTTTTGCAAGTTGACTTCGTTATAAACCCTTCCATTGTACATGTTTACGTTCAATCGCAATACACACCGCACCTCAACATTCTTAGTCAGTTCCATGCAGTCGTCCTTGATGATTGCTTTGCCGTTCTCATCCTTCACTACAAACTGACCAATCTGTTCCATAATAGAGGTGTTAAATGTTTCGAGCCTTACAAAGCTGGAATACTTTTTGTCTCCATCATGCTCGATAAATTCAAAGATGAATGGCAAAGCCTTCCATGGTTGACCAGTCCTAATACTTACGCCTTCCCTTGTCTCAAAGAGGCGTGAAATTCTACCTACCAATTCCATATTATTCCTCCTTTTTATATTCCTTTTTATAGTCGTTAATCATAAAGTAGGCAACCAGAAGCCCTATGGCTCCCATCATTCCGTTCCACCATGTGTTCGTCGAGCACCAAATAACGAGACCAGCTATTCCCGTCACAAGCATCATTGCAATAATAAATTTCACTGTAAGTTTTTCAATCGTTTCCATAATATTTTTTATTGGTTATTGTTTTTGTCTATTGTCCGTTTCTTGCAATACAGGAACCCCTGTATTTTTTGCTCGCGTTGGATGCCCTATATTGACATCCAGACTCTTCATGGTCCTTCGGCTTCATCGTGAACACCAGCTCATTGCGGTCTATCATCTTCTGAATTTCTGCCACGTTATACGCCCATCCTGTCTGTTCAGATTCTCCATCTTCGCTGATGAACGTCGCGCGAATCCTTGGTAAAGTTTCTCCCCAAGTCTTCAGGCGTGATGGAGTGAACATCTGGAACATCTCACACAGACGCTTGCCAGTCACATACCTTTCATTCTGTGCCTGTTTTGCTGCTGCAATAGCGTTTCCGATTACCTCAGCGAGCTCCATTCGTGTTTCCCTGTCAAGTGCCATTTTGTTAAATTTGCTTAAACTTTATATAGTATTGCTTTGTATTTCAGAAAAAAGCCCTACCTTTGCAAGTACCCCTACTATGCACAAGGTGACCTTTTCGGTCGCAGGGCTATTTTGTGTCCGTTTTGGTTTTCTGTGTGCAAATATATAGCATTTAGACTAATTTAAACCAATTTAGGCTAATTATTTAACTTTTTTTAAGAGAAATGAGGCTAATTCGGGCAAATGAAACTGAGAAAGTGCTCAAAAATGAGCGTTTTATTGCTGCTGTTGATCATCTCATATCACACAAACATGTCAACGGCCAAAAAGAACTTTGTGAAATAATAAAAGTAGCAGAATCTACCTTATCCAATGTGCGCTCAAAAAAGAAAATGGTTTCGGATAAAACAATATACAAGATGCTGGATAAATTCCCTGGTATATTTAATATTGAATGGTTCCAACTAAAACCAATCTGTATGCTTATTGAGGATTATAAAAAAAATCCTGACGAAAATTCTCGTAGCGAAAAACCAGTCCAGAAATTATCAGAACCAACGGCAGAATATCAAGCAATTCCGAAGTGGGCCGACTCAATCATTCAGCTTGTTACCGAGCAAGTGAAAACCATCGAATCACTCCGCCGTGAAGTCGCCATTCTTACCGAAGAAATTAATCAACTAAAGAAATAAATTATGGAATTTCTTCTTTGGATCGCTTTTATTGCTGTTTTTTATTACTTCCTCAAGTTATTTGAACCCAAAAAGAATGAAAAACCAGATGAGTCTATTACACCAATCATAAAAAACGATCCTAATGCAGAAGTCCAACGGCTCAAATTTTTCTGTGTGAAGGACAAAGGTTATCATGTCAGCGTATGGCCGAAAGATAAATACCCATTTGATATAGTCGAATTCTATATAGCAGGCATCACACACTATCAAAATGTCGCCATGAAGCACCTCGGCGAGACGATGGGCTTTCTCTCTGCAGAGCCAGACAATCCCTACGATGCAAATGCAATTAAGATAGTCACGCCAACCTTCGAAACCATCGGCTATGTGCCACGAGATATGACCGATGAAGTGCGCAAACATACTAATCTACCGTGTCCATGCCCGTTCTACATCGGTTATTACACCGACGACGAAGGAATCCATTTTTTTACCGACGCATATATTGATATAAACTATGCAAATAAATAAAAATAAACCTAATTATTAACTGTTTGTTTCCCCACCAAAACAAAACCGACCTAAAAACCAAATACATACACAACTATGCAAAACCCCAGCGGAGTCACAAGACTAAATCTGTTAATTCCATAAAAACAAGGCGGTTGGCGGCAGAATGGGACTTTGAGAGGGTTTCGTATATTTGTAGAAATTGGGAAATTTTAGGGGATTTTGGAGAAAATGTTTCCCCATTATTTCCCCAATGCAAAAAGGTGGGGAAACAAAGCAAAACCAAAAATCTATGATTACAACTGCTATTGTTTTTGACCATCGCGGTCGAGTTAAGAAGGGCGCAGAAGGTCCGCTCGAAGTGAGAGTTACGATTGCCCGCAAGCCTTACTATATTAATACTGGTGTACGGGTGCGTGCGAAGCAGTGGGCGTATGATCGCGTAATTAACCACCCGCAGGCGAATGAATTGAACGATAGGCTGTCGATGCTTGTCGGGAAGATCATGGCATGCGTGAATGAGCGCATCAAGAATGGGAGTGAGATTGATGTGGCTGCAATCAGACGTGAAGTGTGGGAGCCTGGAAGTTCTTCTGACTTCCTTGAATGGATAGAATCGGAAATTGAACGTCTTGACATCAAACCTGGAACACTGAAGCACTACAAGACTTTGCTGAAGCGGTTGAAAGAATGGGAAGGGATGCGGTCATGGTCGGACGTGACGGCGGACAATATCATTGCTTTTGACGTGTGGTTGAGGTCCCGCATTTATAAATCGTTGAAGTTGAGCGACAGCGGGCGTTGGAATTACCATAAGAACCTGAAGCATCTACTGAATAGAGCGGAGGCGTTGGACAAGTTGGCAAGCAACCCATACAATAAGCTCAAAGGAAAGTTCAAGCGCGGAGATAAAGAGAGTACCGAATACCTTACGGATGAAGAGGTGAAGAATATTATGGAATTCTCCCCTACTCCTGGCTCCATGATGGATATGGCGAAAGACTTGTTTGTTTTTCAACTTTGGACTGGCCTTTCCTATCAGGATGCGGAGGCTTTCGATTTCAAGAAATACAAGAAGGTGAACGGGCAATGGCGGTTAACCGACAAGCGCATCAAGACGGGAGAACCGTATGTGAGTCAGCTATTACCTCCAGTGATGAAAGTCCTGAAGAAACATGGAATGGCGACTCCGAAGATTATCAATGCCGTCTATAACCGTGAGCTTCATGCCATCGGGATTGCTTGCGGTATTTCTACCCGCCTGCATTCACATCTTGCCCGCCACACTTTTGCCACGTACATGCTCAGGAATGGTGTGAAGTTGGAGAACGTGAGCAGGATGCTTGGCCACAAGAACATAAAGCAGACACTAAGGTATGCAAAGGTGCTGGCTGAGTCTGTGCATGATGACTTCAACATGATAGCTAAAAAGATTAGCAAGAAAAAGAAGCCGACTCAATGATCGGCTTCTTTCGTTAGGACTTCCAAGTATTCTGGGATGGCAGCCGCGATGAGATTGTGAGTCTTGGTGTAGAGGTCTCGGTTGATGTTCCACAGAGAACAGTCTTGGCGGGCACCGAGGCTGGCTGGTATGTTGCAAGCAGATAGCAGCCTGTATGTTTTGCCAGCTATCTTTGCAAAAGCCCACTGCCACGTTTCATCGTCGCTTGGGCAGACGCTCATATACAGGTCGCGGTCGAAGAAGCGCGGGTCGGTGAAGGTATGCGCTGGATAGAGTATGGCACCGCTGCCTGGTTTGATGTTGGTTGTAATTTGACCCTGTTTCAGCAGAAATATGCAAAAGCTGTCGCGGTTCTCGGTGATGATGCCGTCCTTGACAGAGATACGACTGCAACCTTGTGCGTATATGATGTCTGTGGAGTGCGCATCATGATCGCGGACAAAGGTACGAAGCCAGCCTTGTGCTTGCCTGTTGTCGTCGTCCACGCAGAGGATGGGATTGTTTAGATAACGTTCAAGTGTTGGCATGAGCTTCTTATGGCTGCGGATGTTGCCTTTGTCAATGATGAGTTCAACACCCATGTCTTCCATTTTGCGCATGAGGTGGAAGGATTCGCGGCGGTGCTCGCTTGCACAGATTTCCTCTTCGCTCAGGACAAGCACTGGATGAACGCGCTGCTCCAGTCCTGCTTCTTGACGTTGCTGCAAAAGGACTTGCATAGCGACCACCGCGCTGCTGAAACGCGGTGGCCACGTGGTCATGCTAAGTATTATCTTTTCGTTCATTGCGGAGCCAGTCTTGATAGTTTCGCATATCTTCTTGCATGTTTTGGATTTCCTGATCTGACATTGGTGGAGCTGGCTTCTTTTCCCATGGGAATGGCATAAGGTCGATTGGATTATATATGTTATTTTCTTTTAGATGCTTGCTGCCGGATAAGGATGACATCAGGTAGAAAGTTTGCCAGCGAATAGCCGCCCAGAATCCACGCTCCCGCTTGTTATAGCCTCGCAGGATTCTACGGGCTTCCCAAAATTGGATGACGTAAAGAAATTCACGACGTGGAATGCCTATTTCGCCCACGAACAACTCATATAGATCGTGGGCTGTTAGGCGTTTTTTTCAGGGTCCTCTTTCTCTTCGTCTGGTGCTTCGTTCTGTGGCTCTCCTACGGGTAGCTTATACCAATCCATGCGGAGTTCCAGGACTGAAACGAAGGCTGTGGTTATTTCCTCCGGTTCGGCATTGAACATGAGTTCATTGTCCTTGATTGGACTTTCCTCGCCCTTGCTCTGATAATAAGCAAGGATGGATGCCATTATGAGCGCGATGATATGCTTCGGGTTGCTGGTGTCGATTTTGTCGAGACTGGTTTCGGCAATGTCTGTGAAGCCGATTTCTGTAGCATAGCAATAAGAAAGATTAACTTGCTTGCCTGCAATAGTGATTTCTTTAGTTTTCATAGTTCCGTAAAAATAAAAGATTTAAACCGCCCGCCTGCTTGCTGATAGCAGAATTAGCAAGACAGGCGAGCGGTCGGTAGATTTTACGCTGCCACGGTGTATTCGCCATAGCCCTGAAGCTGGGCAGTGTAGGTGGCATTCGCCCTGTTCTGTGCGTTGATGGTAAGGGTCTGAAGCACGCAGGAGCCGCTGGCAATAACCGTGCCTTTCGTGCGCTGGTTGGCTCCGCTGACATTTGCAATAACCCACTTGACGGGAGTGCCGTCTTCGTAGATTGTCTGAATGTCGGAGAGAGCCTGAGCCTGTACCTGAGAGGTGATTGAATCGCCGCTGCGCACAAGAGCGTTGGTGGTGATGTCGTAGCTGAGAGCAACGGGCTCTTGGATTTCCCAATCTCCAGTTGTGTCTTTGGTCGTCGCATTTTCGAGCTGCATCGAAACATGCAGACTGAGCTGCTTCGCTGCGGCAATAACCTTCGCAGGAGCGGTTGTGTTGTCGCTTCCGAGGAAGAGGCGAACGAACTGACCCTTGGTGTAACTACCAACAGAGATGACCTCCGTTGTGTATGCAGAAGGAACGGTTGAAATCCCGCCGCTACCGCTGAATTGGAGTTGTTTTGCGCTATTCTCCCTGTCATTGAATGTCAGATTGACATCATTTAAGAATGCCTGACCGCCACGGGCAAAGGTTGCTTTCTGGCTGGTTTGGTTGTCAGTGGTGCCAGTTTCGTCCCAAACGAGGGAGAACGGAGTCTTGCTCTTGATAGCTGTCAGCATTGCGGCTGCATCTACAACGCTCAAAGACTCCACCTGAACACTCCAAGACTTGCTCGTAGTGACAGGCTTGGAAGCCATGCCTACATCGTCTTTTGTCGAGCTGTCGTCGGTGTTATTTTGAAGCGTGATTGTGCAGTTGGTCGCCATACCAATAACGGTCAGTTCGCTGTCCGCCTCCGTAAATATGCGTAGATTTTGACCTTTTAATGTTGCCATTTTTTAATGGGTTTAGTTGGTTACAAAGTCAACTTGAATTTCGAAGGTGCCGTCATCCTTTTGGCCGACTGCACCAGCCATGAGAGTTTTGTCAGGGTTCTGTGCTTTCAGAGCCTCGAAAGCCTCTGCCAGTTCCTCGCGGCTGTTCGCTGTGAGCATCTGCTTGGTAGTCTTGGGCTGCTGAGTCACTTCCTCCTGAGTCTGAGCCTGAGCCTCGCCAGTGTCCTGTACGTCAACAGGCACTTCGTCGTTAGTCTTCGTCTTGCTCATCGTCGTAATAGTCTATGTCACACTGATATTGTGCAATATCGAAATAACAGGGCTTGGTCCAATCCCAATCAACTCCTTGTGTCTGTGGGAATCCTTCGTTAAGGTATGGTATGTTTTCGGCTTGTGCGTCAAGGGTGCTGATGTATGCGGCAACGGCTTTCATTGCCTTCATCACCAGCGTGTCAACTTCGTTAGGACTTGCTGCCCCGACCTCGATACCTGCACCGACACGCCACTGACTCGGCATCCATTCGTCGTCCTTCGTTGTCTGCGCAGGCTGCTTTCCGTAGTCGCGGATGATGATGTACGGCAGTGGCGTGTTGTCCTGCTCATCTGGCGGAACCTCGAAGCATGTGGACTTCACGCGACCACCGATTGCCTGCATCAGTTCATCGTCGGCAACAATGGCATCATAGAAGATTTTGTCGAGTCTTAGCATGATTATCAGTTTGACTTGTTAATCACTTTTTTCTCATCCCCTGGTTTCCACGGTCGGCACTGGCTGTTACCTCAGTGCCTTCCGTGGTCTGCTGGAACTATGAAACCAGAAGAAGAAGAACAAGAAAATTTAGACGGTGGTAGAAGCCTCGGGCTCCACGAGCTTGATGAGCTTGAAGGCCTGAATCTGGTTCTTGCCATTAACTTTCGAACTGAGCTCTGTCAGGCTGAGATCTGTGGAGATGCCCAGCACTACAGTACCTCTATCAAAGTTAGCGGAGCTAACGGCATCGACATTGAAGCGGAACTCACCATGCTGCTGCAAAGCGAGGTAGCCATAGTGACCGATAGCGATGTAGCGGTCGCTGTCCTTCACGGGAACGCTTGCGCTGTTCAGCACATAGTCCACGTAGGGGCTGATGGTGTAGGGATAGCCGCAGCACTTGCCGTCCTCGACTACGGTGCGGTCGCCAGCGGTGCCAGGGATGGCCTTGGTGTAAGCCAGTTCAACCTCAGTCACCTTATCCATTGTGAGGTAAGGAATGCCCTCGAAACCGAGGTCATACATCTCAGCAATCTTCTTGGCGAGGTTCTTTCCGATGTTCTCGTCCAGCGTCAGGGTCTCAGGAGTAACGCTGGCGAACGGGCTCTTCAGCACGTCGAAGTTACAGTGAGAATAAACGTGGAGGGCGGTGAACATAGCCAGACCCTTACGCAGCTTGAAGGTGATGAAGCCAAGGATGTCGAAAGCGGCATTGTCGATGGCACGATGAGAGACGGCCACAGAAGCGGCTACGCGCTGGGGCTGTGCCTGGATGTTAGCGAAGTCAAGACCCTGCTCCGATACCTTCTGCACCTCACCATTGACGGTGAACTTCACGTCGTTGGTGCTATAGGGGATGATCTCGGTGCCGGTCACGCCGGTAACCATCTTCAGGTCGGCAGGCAGTTCGATGCCTGGAACCTTGGTGTCGATGATTTCCTCGATGGTGACGGGAATAAGACCACCTGCATCGAGGTTGCCGTTCACGTTGCCAGCGGCAGCGTTGGCAAGGATAGTGGTGGCATTCTCGCGCTTGTTCTTGCAGTTCTGCAACATCTCACGCAGCTTGGCACCCTTCTCCTCGTTAGAGCGAATCTGAGCCATTTCAGCGTCAGATGCGAGTTCCTTAGCACGGGCAGAGAGTCCGGCAGACTCACGTACAAGTGCATCATACTTGGCGGCTTCGTCCTCAGTGAACTTGATTTCGCCACCGTTGGTCTCACGAGACTTCTGTTCCATCTCGTCGAGTTGATTCATGATAGCCTCCTGGCGCTCACGAATCTGAGCTTTTGTCATTTTTGCCATGATAAAAACAGAATTTAAGTTTATAAAAAGGTTAGTTAGATTTCGATGTCTATGCGGAGACGTTCTGCCCTCATCAAGAGCATCTTGTTTTGGCGAGCACGCTTTGCTTGCTCTTCCAGCTCGCGCTCCTCTTGCTCTTTCTTTTCCTGAGCGGATTTGGATTCTGCCCCGGCTTTTGCTTTGGCTTCTTCCTCAGCCTTGCGCTTTGCCTCTTCGTCGTCACCACATTCGCGCTTCAGTTGCTCGTCGATAGCCTGTTCGATAGCGTCCGAAGTCTCGCGGTTGGCCACGGTGGTCTGCTCATAGGCAGGATGGGTCACGATGCTCACGTCATAGAGGCCGGTGATGCGCTTCACATGGCGCAACCATACCTCCTTGCCGTCCTCCACGTCGTTGGTCTTCTCGAAGGACACGCCGTTCTCGCTGTCCTCCCAGTCGTCCTCAAAGGCGAAGGACATTCCGTTGATGTCGCCGCGACGGATCAGCTCCAGCGTGTCGTTGGCGTTGTTCGTCTTCGGCAGGTCGCAACGGCAGTCAATGCCGTCGCCTCGCAGTTCGAGCGAAAGGGTGTCGCGGTCTGAGTTGCGATAGCGACCCAGTACGTTCACCACGTCGCTGTTGTGGTTCAGGTTCAGAACCACGTCGGACTTCTGGAGCAGTTCGCGGCTGATGCAGCCAGGTTCCAACACCTCATAGACCTTGCGGGTGCTCGACCACGGGGTGAGGTTCACGCTGCGCACACCGAAGACTATCGGACGGCCTTCAATCTCGCGGCTCTCCGTCTGTCCTTCCTGTGGCTCGCGCAACTGCAAGCCGCAGGTCTCGATGGGGATGAATCTTGTCTGTTTCATTTCTTCTTTTTATTACTTGTTTCCTTACTATTCGTTCGTTTTGTTGTTTTGGGTTTACTTTCCTTTTTGCCAGCAGCACCCTCTAACGGCTTTTCCGCTGGTTGTTCTGTTGTCAGCGGTGTTTCCTTGATTGCCGCCAGTTGTGCCTTTTCTTCGTCTGTAAGCATCCAGTCCTTCCAGTGCATCTCAATCCAATGCTTCTGGTCTTCGAGGTATGTCTTCTTCCATGAGCCGCTACCATAGTGACTGAAGTAGTCGTAGAGATTCCAATAGACACGGGCCACCAATGCGGGCTTCGTGTTCTTGATGTCCTCCAAGAGCGATGCGCCTGTGTCGTACCAGTTGAGAGGGTCTTTCACATCGTCTGAGTGTAAGCCAAAATTGCGCACAGGGTCGAAATACTTAGCACCGTTGGCCACCAGCTTCGGCACGTTCATGTAACACAGCATCGGCAGCAGGCGGTCGGGTTCCAGTCTTCCAGTACCGGCAAAGTGCTGAATCTTTCCGACGGCCGCATAGCTCTCGTCCCACATGAAGTCGATAGGCTGCGAGAGGATAACGTCGCTCTCCATCAGAATGAAGCCCTGGGGCAGAATCTCCCACAGCTTTTGCACCGACATCATGTGTCGTGCTGAAGCGAAGTGTGGCAGATAGGAGCACTTGTTCGGGAATTTCGCCAGCTCCTTCTCGAAGTCGATATACTGTCCTTTTGTGTTGTCGATGATAGTCACGTCGCCCAAAGGTTCCGTGATGGCGAATGGTCGTTCTGTCGAGTTATCGAAAACAACTACTTTCCAATCCATACCACCCTTCTTGCGGATGGACTTAATGCCAGCCGTTGTCAGTTCAGGCGTATTGAAATGCACTATTGCGATTGTCTTTCTGCTCATAGTTTTTTGAATTTTCAATGGTCAATGTTTTACAATTTCCGTTGCAGTGATTTGAATGATGTTCTCCTGATAGTCGCGGTGAAACGATTGTATCTGGTATTCCTTGCCGTCATGCATCAGGTGGCTGTCGCGGTTGACGATGGTGTTATATCGCATTCTAACGATGACCGTATCGTAAGCATCCAACGCTCCCTCATGCAATGCTTTCATACCCTTCGTGAAGCTGATGTTTGCCCACACGGTTGCAGCATCGGTGTACGCGGTAGTTTCACCGAATGTTGTGCCATCCGTCTTGTTCTTGATGGTCACACGTTGGTGTAGAAATCCAGATTGATATGCCATATTCCTATCACTTCACTTTACGCGCATTTTACCGCGCTGGGTTTACTGCGCGTCTTACGTGCTTAGTTCTCTGCTTTCTCTGTTGTTCGATTTCACGTTCCAGAGCGTAGATTTCTT